TATCAAAACCAGATTTTTTAAATGATGAAGATAAAAAATTATTTAATAATAGCAAAAAAATAAATGTAAAAGAGTGGGAAAAAGAAGGATATATTAAAGGTTTATTTATATTAGTTAAATCATTACAAAATGAAATAGAAGATTTAAAAGAAGAAATTAAATCATTGAAGGAGGATAAATAATGAGTTATACAAAAACAACTTGGCAAAATGACCAAGCACCAGCTATTAATGCTACAAACTTAAATCATATTGAAACTGGAATTTTCAATAATGATGCTATGTTAACAAGTATATTAACTACATTAGGAATAAATACTACAACATGGGTATCAACAGATGTTTATGTTGAAGGGCAATCAGTTGTATATCAAAATGAATTATATAAAAATATAACTGGTGATTATACAACAACTGATCCAGCTACTGATACAACAAACTGGATGCATACTACAATGTTAGATATTCAATATCCAGTTGGTAAAACAGAGATATTTTATGATGATTTAGACCATAGTAATTATTTAGGTTTTACTTGGGAAAAATACGCTGCTGGTAGATGTTTAGTTGGTAAAGATGATAACGATACTGATTTTGATACATTAGGTGAAACTGGTGGTAGTAAGGAAATGCAAAAACACAATCACGAAGGAATATTCTGGAGTGATAATTTGGGTGCTGGGTTAACAACATATGGAAACGCTACATATAGATTATCGTTTACTCAAGCTGCGTGTTCTAATGCTTTTCATACAGGTGAAACTGGTACAGGTACAAGTGGCAACCTTCAACCATACATAGTAGTAAATATTTGGAAAAGAGTTAGTTAGGAGGTATATAGATGTTATATTTTGATAGAAATACAAAACAAATACAAATAAATCGTGGTGATAGTATAGATATGACTATTACAGCTAAAGATACATCAGGGGAAGATTATACATTTCAAGTAAATGATGTAATCAAGTTTAAAGTAAGTGAAGCAAAAAACGAATCTAATGTAATTATTGAAAAAACTATAACAATAGAAACTGAAACAACTGAAGTACCTATTTATATATCAGCTAATGAAACTAAATTGGGTGATTATATAAATAAACCTATAACATATTGGTATGAAGTATCATTAGAAAAAAACAATGGTGATGTATTAACTATTATTGGTTATGATAATAAAGGACCAAAAGAGTTTGTACTAAATCCAGAAGCTGCAAATAAAGAAAACGAAACAAGTGAGTAATTATGTTAAGTGGAAATATAGAGCCATTAAATATTAATGGTGATATTAATACTAATATTGGTTTAAGTGGTGATATAGATAACAATATAGATTTAGATACATCTATCATAGAAAACAATAGTTTAAGTGGTGATGTATCTACTTCTGTTGGTTTAAATGGTAATTTAGATAATGTAATTCAATTAGATGCTGTTGTTAATCCTATAACAATGGGAACTGAAGATTATAATAGATTAATAAATAAACCAAAAGTAAACTATGTAGAATTAGTAGATAATAAAACATTAGATGATTTGAATATTCAAGTTAAAGGTGATTATCCAGATGAAGCATTAACTAATGCTGAAATAGAGGCTTTAATAGATAGTTTTGTATAAGGAGGTAAATTATGGCAAGTAAAAAATATTTGGATGATAATGGTTTGTTGTATTTTTGGGGTAAGATAAAAGCAGCATTTGTAGCAAAAGAAGCTGGTAAAGGTTTATCTACAAATGACTATACAACAGCTGAAAAAAATAAATTAGGTGATATTGCATCAGGAGCTGAAGTTAATGTTATTGAAAACATATCAGTTAATGGTGTATCTGGTACAATTTCAAATAAAGTTGCTAGTGTATCAATATCAGCTGGTGCTATTGATAGCATTAGTGTAAATGGTACACCACAAACAATAGATCAAAATAAAAATGTAGATATATCAGTACCAACAAATAATAATCAATTAACAAATGGAGCTGGTTATCAAACAGCAAGTGATGTAAGTACAGCAATAGATAGTAAAATATCTAGTACATATAAAGCTAAAGGTAGTGTTGCGTTTGCTAACTTACCAGCATTACAAGCAAGTAATGAGGGATTTGTATATAATGTAAGTGATGGATTTACAACTACTAGTGATTTCGTAGAAGGTGCTGGTAATACATATCCAGCTGGAACTAATGTTGTAATTATAAATACAACTGGAACTACATATAAGTATGATGTATTAAGTGGATTTGTAGATTTAAGTGGTTATCAATTAAGTAGTGAATTAGTATATATAACAAATGCTGAAATAGATACAATAGTAGCATCATAAGGTGGTGTTATAAATGGCTAATAAAAATTATTTAGATAAAAATGGATTATCTTATTTTTGGAGCAAAATTAAAAGTTTAGTAAATACACATACAACACCAACTGGAAGTATTACAATGTTTTCTGGATCAGTTGCACCAAATGGATGGTTAATTTGTGATGGAAGCAATGTATCAAGAACTACATACGCTGATTTATTTAATATAATTGGCACAACATATGGTAATGGTGATGGTAGCACAACATTTACATTACCAGATTTTAAAGGTAGAGTACCAGTTGGAAAAGATATAAACGATACTGATTTTGACACATTAGGTGAAACTGGTGGTAGTAAAGATTTGCAAGAGCATAAACATGATGGTTTGTATTGGAGTGATAATGGTGGAATAGGGTTATTAACTTATGGTAATGCAGCATATAGATTATCATTTTCAAGTGGTGCATCATCTAATGCTTTTCATACTGGAACTACTGGAACAGGTAATAGTGGAAACTTACAACCATATCAGGTAGTAAATTATATAATTAAATACTAATAGGAGGTAAATATGGAATCAATATTAACATCATTAATAGTAGCTGTACCTACTTTGTTAGCAACAATATTATCTAACAAAAAATCAACAGCGTTGATGGAATATAAAATAGATAAATTAGATGAAAAAGTACACGAACATAATAATTTAATTGCTAGAACATACAAATGTGAAGAAAGAATATCAGTATTAGAAGAAAAAGTTAAATAATAATTGACAAATAATTTATTTAAAATATAATACACCATTGTATTTGGAGGTATTATATGTTTAATATGAATAAATCAAAATATGATTATATATTGAAAAATGTTATATTCAACGAGCCAAAGAAAGAAAAGGAAATATTTAAGTTATTAGTTAAAGGTTATAACGCTGTTGAAATTGGTGATAAAATAGGAATGGCTGAAAGAACTATATACAGAAGAAAAGAAAGTATTAAAAAGAAAATACAAAATCTTATTTAATACTTTTTTTATTGCCATATTAGTGCCAAATCACTGCCAAAGTTATGCCAATATATATTTATACTAACTTGATTAAAAAAGTGCTAATTTATATATTAAAACCTTAATGGAGGTTATATTATGTTTAAATTAGAGCTTACAAAACAAGAAATAGAAGATATTAAATCAAAAATCTATTTAAGTGATATTCAAGAACGATTATTAGAATATAGATTAAGAGAATATAGCATAACAAAAATGGCACAATTAGAGTGTTGTAGTGAATCAACTATAAGTAAGGAAATAAATAAATTAAAAAGTAAAATAATGAAGGTGTTGTAATCTTCATTTTTTTTATGGAAGGAGGATACTATGATATTACCAGATAAAGTATATGATGTATTAAAGTGGATATTATGTACTTTAGTACCATCATCTATAACTTTAATTAGTGCATTAGCATTAATATATGGATTTGATGCTGAAAAAATATTATTAACTATTGGTGCTATATCAACATTTATAGCATCAATAATAGGAATATCTAATTATAATTATAAGAAAGAAAAATAGGAGGAAATAACTATGGCTTGGAAAAAGTTAAAAGTTGTGAATAAAGTTTTAGAAAAAGGCGTACATTATCAAACTCAAGCATTTAAAAAAGGAACTCATAATGGTATTGATATGATAGGTAAAGGATACGCAACAGATTGGGAAGTAGCAATACATGATGGTAAAGTTGTAGAAGTTGCTTACTCATCATCTAGGGGGTATTATGTTGGTGTTAAAATGCCAAATAATTACATTGTTAGATACTTACATATGAAAGAAGGAAGTATCCAAGTTAAAACTGGTGAAAAGGTTAAAAAAGGCCAAAGGCTTGGATATATGGGTAATAGTGGATATTATAATGGCAAAAGAGTTGGAACTCACTTACATTTAGCTGTTGTAAATACTAATGGAAACTTTGTTGATCCATTACCTTATTTACAAGATACTAAATCATTTGATAAAAATGAGTGGGTTAATGGTGATTATAAATTATTATATGAAAAATATTTAAGAGAATCACCAGAAGTTAAAGCAACAAATAAGGCTAGATATAAAAATCTATCAGCAGCAGCACAAGCTAAATGTACTAAAGACAAACTAGGATATGCTAAATATAAAGTAGGTGCAAAGATTAATATTAAAGAGTTTAAAGCTGATTCTAAAGCTAATCTGTGGGGTAGAACAAACACATTATGGGTTTGTGTAAAAGATAGTACAGGTAAGCAAGTAGAAAAGGTATAATATGGATTTTGATTTTTACAAATTATATTTAGCAATAGATTATGAATACAAAGATATATTATATTGTGAATCATTAGAGCAAGTTGAATATGAATTGAATAATGCTACTGGATATAACAAATATATAGTAATAGGGCATAATATTGAAAATAGTATTGATTTCCCAGTAGCTTATGGTGATATTGAATTAAATAGGCCAAGAACTAGAAAAAGATAATACAATAATTTAAAAAGAAAAGGATAAGATATTGATAATCTTATCCTCTTTTTTTATGCCATAATCTAATTAGAAAGGAAGGTAAATATTTTAAAAAAATATTTAATCTTCTTTTCATTAGGAGGTAATATGTATAATTCAACATTTAATATTGATAGGTTAACTAAAACCAAAGAAGAAATAGATAATTTGATAAGAAATTATCAATTACCTATTAATAATCAAAAAGAGGATATGTTTATTCTTAAAAAATTAAACGAAAATGATGAAGCTGAAAATATCCTTATTAATTTAGATACTATTTTTATTGGTAATAATCGTATGCAAATAAAAAAATTAGATGGAACTATTGAAAAGTATAATATTGAAAAATATTATCCAATAGATGAGAAAGATGAAAAGATTAAAGAACTTAATAAAAAAGTTGAAGAGTTAGAAAGGAAGTTGAATAATGAATCTACAAAGCATATTAACACAGATAGGCAAATCAACAAATCCTATGCAAATGATGATGAATATGTTGAGTACGAGCCAAAAAGAACAAGCAAATCAGTTTCAAATGAAGAATAAACAAGAACAAGCACAAATGATAGCTGATCTTTGTAATCAAAAGGGCATCTCAAAAGATGAACTAAATAAAATTATTAATGGTTTAAAAGGATAATATCCTTTTAAAATAGAAGGGAGATATGCTATGACAGGACAATTAAGTGCTAGTGATGTAATGGCATTAACCAAAGATAATGATGGCTTTGGTGGTGTTGGATTAATCATCCTATTATTTATCTTCTTAATTGGTATTGGTGGTAATGGCTTTGGATGGGGCAATAATGCAAATGGATTAGCTTTAGCTGATATTCAAGCATCATTGTATAACCAAACTCAAGATAGTAATTCAAGACAATTACAATCTAGTGTTGCTGCTTTAAATGATAGTGTATTAAATAATAAATATGATAATGCTATATTAATTAAAGACTTATCTAACCAAATGAGTAATAGTGTTGCTGCTATTGGTAATCAAATTGCTAATCAAACAGCTACTATAACTAATTTATTTAATCAACAAACTATTGATGAGTTAAGAGATAAATTATCTATTACTAGAGATGAATTATCTAATACTAGACAAACAGCTGTTATTACTGAAAACATTTTAAGTAATCTAGCAACCACAGCTCCTAAACCTCCATGTTATTATGGCTGTGGATGTGGAAATTCCCTTTATTAAAAGGTTGACTTATACTGACTAGGATAATAAAGGCCTAGTCTTTTTTATATAGAAAGGAGTTTATTTATGAATTGTAATACTATATATGTATCTAATGTAATAAATAATACTGATTCAATAGTTTTAGTGCCAAATAGGGCTATAAAAACATTAGATAATACAGGATGTTATAGATTAATAATTTGCTGTAATGCAAATGCTACTAATAATGTACCAGTATATATTCAAGTTAATGGTGTAAATATCCCAGTATTATGTAAGGCTGGTAATACTATGTATTCATCAATGCTACAAAAAAGAGTTAATTATTCTATAATGTATGGCAATGATAATGTAAATTATCCATTAGGCCAATTTGTTATACAAAATAGAGTATGCCCTAAAGCTGCTACTATACCAAGTGAATTAAGTGAATAATAATTTTATTAATTGGGTTAATTTATTATCATTTGGTATAGGATTATATGCTTTATATATAGCATTAGAAAACTTAAAAGAGAATAGAGAACAAAATACTGATTTAATGCAAATATTAGATTATCTGGAAAATCATTTACAAGATCAAGATAATCATTTAGCAAATCAAGATAAACTATTAGAAAATATTACGAAGGGAGGTTAATATGGAACATTACGAGGAAATGCACCAAGATGTAGAAGAGTTTAAGAAATATGTAAAAATGACTATGGATTTATTAGTTGATGCTTATAAGTGGCAAAGGTTATGTGATTATGCTGATAGTGAAACTGATAAACAAAAATATAAACAAGTAAGTGATACATTATTTAATATGTTTATGGTAGAACATAACAATATTGGTGCAATGTTTAAAAAAGATTAAAAAAAGTAGGGTAATACCTACTTTTTACTTTACATGAGCTGAATATCCACAACTCTTACATACAGCTATCTTAACTATTTTATTTATTGTTTTTTGCTTTTTATGACCGAATATTGCAAATAATAAAGCTGGTAGTGTAAAGAATAGCCATTTAATTGGAATCCACCACCATCCAATAAATAGCCACCAAATAATGCTATGGTGTTTATCTACAAGTTTTACTTGATTAATAACTTGTATATCCATTTCATTATTACATTTAGGACAAAGCATAAAATCCCTCCTTAAAAAAATTATAAATCATAATTTATATTAAATCAATAATAGTAATATTTAAAAAGAATTAGAATATATCTAATCCCTTTATGTATCTAAAATTATCTTTAAACTCATCAATAGAGTATAGCTGTATAAAACTATTATATGCTTTTTTCATAAAATATAATTGCATATCCCTATCGTTATGAAATCTACTATGGCATCTTCTACATAATGGAATACATAAACCATATTTTATTGAGTTGATCCTATTACGCCCAGAAAACACCTCATTAATATCAGGGTAGGGCATACCACATACACAACACCTATCCATATCATTAACAACAATAGAATATCTACTCTTTTCTAGTTTTTGTAGTTTATTAGTTTTATATCTCATAAGCACCTCTTTACAATGTAGAGTTATTATACCACTTATTTGACTAAACACAATATATATAGTATTTTAGATTTTTCAAGAAAGGAGGTATAGTATGAATTATATGATTATATATCAAAAGCATAATGGTGATATGATATATAGATTCAACAAAACTATACCACATTATCATAAAGGGGATAAAACATCTATGGGGTGGAAAGTTATTGATATTCAAAGATTATATAAAGGTAAAATCATATCCACTACTGAATATAGCCATATAATTGATTTTAAGTATCAAATTAGGCGTTTTTATAATTTATTTAATAGAATAGACATATATAAATTAATATTGCTAATAATGGCATTATACATATTAATTGTAAAGTTGTAAAAAATGTTTCATATGATATTGATTTTGTTAAAAATATAGATTACAATGAAAGTACAAAGTAAGCAAGATAAGAAACAATTAATTGCTGTTTTATTTGTAATCTACAAGTTAACATAATATATATATTATGAATTAAGGATTACAAACCAAGCAGCAATGCTTGGTTTTTTGCTTTGTTAGAACTGGAGGATAGATAGTTAAGAAAAGATTATATGGTTGTTTTTAAAAAAACTAAAAAAGGAGGATACGAAAGATGAAAAAATTAGTTTTTAAGAAATGGGTAGAGGTTGTTAATATGATTATTTGTACTTTAGGATTGGTAATTATAGCAGCGTTTGAGTGGAATAGCATTATACCTTATATCATTGGATTAGTAATGTTATTTGGATCAAGTATTTTGGAGGGTATGTATGGCAGAAATGAAGAGATTATTTGAGGATATTACATACACACAAATAGAAGATATTAATAAAACATTATCTAGTGTGGATATTAAAGGCAAAGATTATGTTGAAGTAAACGAAAGAATTAAAGCATTTAGGATGCTATATCCTACTGGATCAATACAAACTGAAATGATTTCTAATATTGATGGTGTATGTATCTTTAAAGCAATAGTAGGTTATTACAACGAAGATGCAACAATTTTAAAAATATTAGGAACTGGAACAGCTTATGAAAGAGAAAATAGTACATTTATTAATAAAACATCATATATAGAGAATTGTGAAACATCAGCTGTTGGTAGAGCATTGGGTATGTGTGGAATTGGTATTGATAAATCTGTGGCAAGTGCTGATGAGGTTATTAATGCTATTAATAATCAAAACTATACCAAAGAAGATGCTGAAAACTATGTATTAGATTTTGGTAAACACGCTGGTAAAAAGTTAAATGAATTACCAAAGAATTATTTACATTGGTTATATGAAAATAACTCAAATTGTAAACAAATGATTGATTTATTAGGAATAGTACAAAGTGATGAAGATATAGAAAAATCTATGGGTATTATTCAAAACATTATGACATTAATAGATGAAACTGGTGTTGATTTAGAAAAAATCAAAACTAAATATGAAATAGAATCATTAAACAATGCAACATTAGATCAACTTGATGAAATAGAAACAACTTTGATTAAACATAAAAATACATTAGATAAGGTGGGTAAATAATGGAAGAAATAAAAGTATGTTTAAAAGATATTGATATTACAAAACATGATATTCAAACTTGTAGAGATTTCAACGATTACGAAGATATGGGATTTTATCAAACTAGACTACACGAGCTATATGATGAATTAATTGAATTGGTAAAAACATATATTGAGGTAAATGAAAATGAAGATAAGTAATGAATATCCAATAATGGTATTTAAAAATACATATGAAAATAAAGATTATTATTCGTTAGGATTAAGCAAAAAAAATCAAGATGGAACATATACAAATGGTTATATGCAATGCCAATTTAGAAAAGGCGTATCAATAGATAATCAAACAAATATATACATAAAAGATGCGTGGATTAGTTTTTATCTTAAAGATAATAAAACAATGCCATATGTATTTATAAATGAATATGAATTAGTAGCTGATGCTATCAAAAATAGTGATAAATCAGTAGAAAGTATTAAACAAGAAGAAATTGTATTAGATGATAAGGATTTACCATTTTAGGAGGTAAATATGGATTTATATACAACATTACAAGAAAAAATAAACGATTTAGATGTTGCTGTAAAAGAATTAAGAAGAACAGCCACAGAATATGCTGAAGCATATAAGAATTATAGAGTTTTACTAGCAAGAAAAATGTTAGAACTAAAAGCTGATGGATTTGCAACAACATTAGCTGGGGATGTAGCAAGAGGTGATATTGATATTGCTGAAGCTAAAAAAATAGAAATTATCAAAGAGGCTATATATAAAGCAAATCAAGAATCAATAAATGCTACAAAATTACAAATAAAAATATTAGAAAACCAAATCTCTAGGGAAATTGGTTTATAGGAGGATTATATGGAAAAAAGTAAGACAAATGATGTAATAATGCATCTATTAAGAAAAGGAACTATAACACAAATGGAGGCAGCAAAGAAATATAACTTATACAGATTATCAAGTGTTATTTATGAATTAAGAGGTAGAGGAATGAAAATAACTACTGAAATGATACCTTTTAAATCTAAATATGGAACTAATAGCTCTTATGCAAAATATAGATATTTAGGTGAATAAAATATGGCTGAAAGAAGGATGTTTGCTAAATCCATTATAGATAGTGATGCATTTTTAGATATGCCAATGAGTACACAAACATTATACTTTCATTTAAGTATGAGAGCTGATGATGATGGATTTATAAATAATCCAAAAAAAATACAAAGGATGATAGGAGCAACTGATGATGATTTAAAATTATTAATTGCTAAAAACTTTATCATTGTATTTGAATCAGGTGTAATCGTTATAAAACATTGGAAAATACATAACTATATAAGAAATGATAGGTATAAACCTACGAATTATCAAGAAGAAAAAGCGTTATTATCTATTAAAGATAATGGCTCATATTCACTTGGTATACCAAATGGATACCAAATGGATACACAGGTTAGGTTAGGTAAGGATAGTATAGGTTATAGAGAGATATACGAAAGCTATGAAAATCAAATTGGGATTCTAAATCCAATGGATTTTGAAAAAATAGATAAATTAATAGATAAATATGGTGAAGATAAAGTTAAAGAAGCTATTAATATTGCATCTAATAACAATGGTAAATCTATTAATTATATAAAAACGATATTATCTAATGGAATTAAAAAGAAAAAAGAAAAAGCTATACCTGATTGGATGGATAAGGAAGTTGAAGAAGAAACATTAACAGAAGATGAATTAAAAGAACTAGAAAAAGAAATGAGTGTTTTTAATGGATAAAAAGGATTCGTATATAAAGTTTATAGAAGCAAAGTTATA